GGAAGATATGATGGACAATATGACTTTGGCTTCTAAAGAAGAAGTCAGAAAAGTAATTATAGAGTTAATCTCTATCGCTAATTTGACAACCGAAAGAGATGATGTTATAATTGCTAACGCTAGACTAATACTACAAAAACTAGGTGTCTGATTTTCAGACACAGAAAAGGATAGATATGAAACTAAAAGTACACCACCCAAATGGTGATGTGATAGCAGAGGTATATGATTATGCTGCTGGCGCATTACTTATGAGCCTGTATGGAAATGGCTCTTACATTACTTACAAAGGTGCGTCAGTATGGGAGGAAGGCACAGATGGCGAAGGTGCTGAAAGTTATGATACTGTAGGCATGGTAATAGATTCTAGGTTAATTAGCATGGGGGTACAAGTTGACGGGTGAAGTTACTATTACTGAACTAATGGATAAGTATATGATATCATCTGATGAAAAGATGAGTACTGGATTTGCTAAGTCTATTATACTAAATGATGGAATTAGTAAATATTCGGGTAGACTTCATTGGGATTCCCTTGATGGCTACTCTATGACATGGGATACTCAGCAACCACCTGAGGCAGACCGACCTGAATTTGAATATGTACTTGATTGCATAACAGACTTGGAGAAATAATGGAAAAGTTAAAGCAAGATGTAATATGGGAAGCAAAGGTTAAGCGTAGTGATTTAGGTCAGAAGGATGATGAAGAAATCAACCAAATGATTGTAGAATTGAACCTAGCATTTCAGAGTATTTGCTGGGCACATGGACTACATAACTAATGAAAGAAAATAATCAATTACTAAACAATTATCGTAGTGTGTTCACATATCTAGAGGGTGATTTAGAATTAGATGTGAGTAATGGACTATGCACTACACATGATGACCCCGACCTGTGGTTTGCTGGTGAAGTAGAGCAGGTCGAGGGTGAAGTGTGGAGAAACACGAAAGACCAAAGGCGTAGGTATCAAGCAGAAGTAGACAAGGCTGTATCTGCAATAGCAGTATGTAATAACTGTCCTGCAAAGAATGACTGTCTGCAACTAGGTTTACGTGGCTTTCCTCAGGTAATGTTTGGTATATATGGTGGTACAATGCCAGGAGAAAGAATGGCTATGCTGGGCAAAGTTAATAAGAATCCTTACAATAGGATGAAGGTTAGTTTTGCCAATAGAGTGAGAAAAACCATGAGGGAAAGGGGCTATATTGGAGGCTAAACGCTATAGGGTAGAGATAAATACAAACGCTACTTTAATTTATTATGTAGTAGAGTATGATATAGATAATGCTATTGAGTTAGCGATGAATGCACCCTACAATGAATGGCATGTGTCTGAATTTCAGACGCCACCAAATGAAGAAATAATAGCGGAGGAAACGAGGCTGTAGTAATGAAAAGGTTATTATTTTTATTGTTTATATTTTTATTTTCTCTATTTGGAATTACAGAAGTAGAGACATCAGTTAAACCTCACAAGTGGGGTATTGCTGATAGCAAAGCCTATGCTAGGGATTCACTACTTGCATGGCACCATAATCAATGGTTATGCTTAGATAAATTATGGACAAAAGAGTCTAACTGGAGACATCAAGCGTACAATAAGAAGCCTGTGTATCAAAAGGGTGAGAAAATGCATGCTGGTGGTATCCCTCAGATTCTCGGGCTTTCGCCCGACACAAACCCAGTCGAGCAAATTGACAGAGGACTCGATTATATCTCATATCGTTATGGAACTCCATGTCAAGCATGGAAGTTTTGGCAAAAGAACAACTGGTACTAATGGCTACATACGACTATGAATGCCCGGGAGATGGAAAGATTGTAACCATTGAACGTGGCATGACAGAGCAGGAACAAGATTACGCATGTGGTCTATGTGGTAGTAAACTAAAAAGAATATACAATGCACCACCAGTCAAGTTCAAAGGAACTGGCTTCTACTCAACAGGAGGATAAATGGAAGAATCAAAAGAAGACGCAGCACTTAGAGCGCAGTTAATGGAAGAGATAATGGATAATATATACACTATAGCCCAAAATATAAATGAGCATAACAATAATGTCCAAAAACTCTGATTGGGATATCGACTTTCGTGATGGGGTAGTTGGTGAAGATACAGTAGCCAACTTACTCCGCATGGAGACGATAGAAGTTAAAACAGATAGACGCTGGATAGATACAGGCAATTTATTTATTGAAGAGTCGTGTTTCTATCAAGGAAGTGGTCAATGGGAACCATCAGGATTATCAGTTAGCAAGGCTACTCATTGGGCATTTGTAATTGAAGGTAGTGTAATTATAGTTACTAAGGAGCACTTAATGAATGTAGTTATGGACTATGGTAGACCTATAGAAAACAAGCAACTACCTAATCAATCTAAGGGTCATCTCATTACCCCTGAACAATTAATAAACTATGCCAGGGTTAAGAATGAACAATTTGATAGGGCTGGAGAAGCGTATAAAAACTATACTGAACAGGAGTATCCAATCTGATTCAGAAAAGTTTAATCATCCTCCGACCCATTGTTATCCCCATTATCGTTATCATGCTCATGTTCTATGGTTGGGTTCTCGTCTTGGGTATCATCAATCTTTTCCTCAGAGTCTTTATCTGACCAAGGCCTAAAACCACCAATCCTAGATATTAATTTCTTAATAGCACGATTGTGACGCATGCGAGCAGCATCTTCGCTACCTAAATTCATCTCAGTAGCGATGGTGTTGTAATCAAGAGACTCGGCGTATTTATAAAATAGTACAGTTCTATCCTCTTTACTAAGTTTATTATACGCCTTGTCTATTTCAATCATCATAACCATCATATTACCGCCCTCAGCAGGGGCTGGAGGCTTACCTGGGCCACTAAGATTTAGTTTTTGAGTGATACCTATATCTCCACGAATAACTGCTGGCAATAAAGCCTCAATCATTACAGCATCATAATAAAATACATCTGATGTTTCATAACCTGTAGACTTAGCCTTCCAGCGTTGACAATAATCCAATGCTTGATTACGAAGGCTGCGATATATTAAATTCTTAGCATCTTTCTTTCCTATTGCTTCCCATTCTTTTAATTTATTGGGATGTTCTACGAACCACTCATACAATGATTGCTTGATGTCATCAAGTTCAACCATATCATATTTTTTATGGTACTCTGCAGATACTGCTATGACAATGTAATCCCATTTCTCTATGCTATCCCAGTCCAATTTTACCACTTCCAAGTCTTTCCTTCTACAGTAAATGACCTATTAACAATAGGTACTAATTGGGGAACAACAGTTTTACCATCAACATGTAGGATACCAAAGCCTTGTTGCCAGGTAAATAATCCAGCCTTGATGTACTTAGCACTATTATAGTTCATTAGATTTCCAAGTTCTAATCCCCAAATAGTTTTAGGTTTGCCACCACGATATGTTTGAGTGTGATGAGTTAATCCCATGCGGTGAGTATGCCCACAGACTACAGACATACCACTACGCTTGGCTAATCCGAGGGCTGTAGCACCAGCAGTAGGTTGAACATTACCCTCATCACCATGCATTAACAACCAGCCAGGGGCTAGTTCATAAGGGTCTTTGTGATACTTAATTTCTAACTCATCAAGACCTAAGAAGTTTTCTAATTGCAATTCAGGTAGACCAAGTAATCCCGGTGCTCTCATAGCAACTGTATTAAATAATCTATCTGTATGATTACTGCGTATCATATGTTCGACAGTCAAGTCATATAGTACTTGTCTAGTTAAATCTCTGTCGCGTCCAATAGAACGTTCAAACTCTAACTCAGTACCCTTACTCCATTTACTGATAGTCTGCATATCCATTTCATCACCACAAGATACTACAGTATCAGGTTGATAAGCCTTAATAAATTTAGCCACAGCCTTGACGGCTTCTACGTCATGATATGGAACTTGAAGGTCTGATATACAGACTATAGTTTTCATTTCTTTTTGGCTCGTCTCTTATTCTCTAGGCCTACATTTTTCTTCTTAGATAGAACTCTTAGGTTAGATATCTTATCATTACCCTTGCGACCTTTGTTGTCTATGTGGTCTACCTCTTGATTACGTTTTAACTTTTTGCCAGTTGCCTTTTTATAATCGTGTCTCGCTTTATTTGTAGATGTAGTTTCGGTGGTTCCGTCTTTCTTCTTACGCTTAATAACGTAAATTGGACGACCACCATTTTGCTTACTTCCTTTGTATGGTCCAAATATTTTCACTTTATTCCTATCTCAATAGTGCTGCTATTAAAGCCAGCAGGCTTGTTAGTTGTAGTTGAAATGCAAATAATAATTCTATCATCTATCCCATTGTCCCCTCAGTACAAGCAATCCAATGATTGCATAGTTTGCCATGTCCTTAAAAGAATCTTCGATAGATTCATGCTCAGGATTTTTACCGCTATCAACTAGATTATTGATACGTGCTAACTTGTCATGCATACGAACCCTTAATCCATTAATAGCACCACCTGGTGCATCAGAAATGTTTCTTGGTCCGTAATCCTTATGTTTAGACAACATTAAATCTAAGAGTTCTTGGAAGGTTTGACCAACCTCTAACTCAAAAGTAGTGTCTTTATTCTCTGTCATTACCTTCCCCCTCATCCTCGATTTCTGCTAAAAAGTGCTGTAATTCGCTGTCAAAATGACGCATTTCTTCCTTAATTACCACATCTTCTATGTATTTTTTCATCTTTTTAGGGCTAGATTCAGCGGCATATAAGGTCGCATAAACTGATTGGGTTATGAACTTTATATCTTTAGGATTGTCTGCTGCAAAATATAAAGAACGAAGTAAGGAACCAACCATTAGTTGATATCCTCCAGGAAGAATAAGTTTAGGGTCAAATGGTAATCCATCTTCATCATCAATTAAGTGGTCTGTTGCATCAAATATATTATCAAAATGTTGACCACATATTTTGCATGGTGGAATATCTTTAGGATTCATTTAGTCCCATTCTTTCTCGAATATACTGGGAACCGTATTTGACATAAATTGAATTGACGTCTTCACCGTCCGGCATTTGCACGACTGTGACTGGCAACTCACGGGCGAGACTAGCAGCAAATTCTTTTCCTGGCTGGTCTCCATCTGCGAATACAAATATTCTTTCAAAGTCTGCGAGTAATCTGGTATAATGTTTCTTCCAAGAATTCGCACCAGGAACGCCGACGCAAGGAATGCCAACACAGGCAGACAAAGTAATAGTATCCAACTCACCTTCGCATATTCCAATCCAATCACCTGCTTTATCTATATCGAGTACGTTGTACATTTTAGTTTCAACACCTGTCATTCCCATGTACTTAGGTTCAACAGCAGGATTAAGAGAGCGAAAACGCAAATCGACAACGCCAGTCTTGGTAATATACGGTATTGATAATCGTCCTTGGAATTGTTCGTGTCCAGTTTCAGGCTCCTCTACTACGCCGAATCGAGCCAGACGTGCTGCTTCCCTTGTTATTCCCCTGCTTGCTAGGTAATCTTCTGCCTGATAAATGTTTGCTGCGTACCTGGTTGCTGCTAGACTGAGTAATTCCTTCTGCGAATTGCTTTGCTTCACGTATATCCACTCCTTCCTTTCTTGCTATAATCTGTAAACTATTGCCTTGCATACCACACGCAAAACAATTAAATATATTTTCTCTAGTATTAAAACTTGATGACTTATGCGTGTCGTCATGGAATGGACATCTAATATTTACTTGTCCACTAGTCCTGCTCATATCAGCACCGTAGTGCCGTAGAACATCCACTATGCTTGGCATATCATCTGTCAAATACATCGCCTAACCTTAATACTAAATAAGAGTCTGCTATTCCTTTTCCTCGCGCTTTGATAATAACCGCAGGTAAGATGGATGTCTCTTTAAGGCCTCTTGCCTCTGAATAATTTCTTGCTTCAACTTGAGCCTCTTTGGTCCAACCAGAAAGGTCAATGCGACCTGATTGACCCGGGGCTTTGGCTTCGATGATTCCGATGTGGCCGAGGAAGTCTTTGCGGACGACAATATCTCCTTCATCTTTAGAACCTCTTCGTGCAAGTCTTTCACTATCAAATCCAATTCGTCTAAAATAATCTCGTAAGTCGGTTTCAAAGTTTGCTCCTCTAGCCTTATGGCTTTTCCTAGTTGTCATGAATTTTCTGGTATGTCTTCTACATACATATACTCAGGGTTAAACGCTAACCAAGTCATAAGCGTTCCGTTAGCATCCGCTCTACCGTAACGATTTTTGACTGCTGCCACGCCAAGCGATGTGCCCACCGTACCGAGTGTACATATGAGCGCAGGAAGTTGAGAGACCTTACCTTGGATTGCGCTTCTTGGCTGACAAGGATTCCCAGGAACTGCTTCAGAAGTGTGATGTAATACAACAATCGCAGCGTTAGTGGCTCTGGCAAGATACTTCAACTCCTTCATAATCGCTCTCATTGAGGCGAACTCTTCACCACCATCTGTGGCTACATCCATTAAGTTATCTAAAACTATAAGTGTTGGTGCACAACCCCACAATTCTTCAAAGGCTTGTACTTCCTCATCAATATCTTGCAGGGTTGGCGATGATTCAAACGACCAAACTATATGGCTTCCTTTTTGGAGGATTGCTTTAGTCCATCCAACATCAGTATTAAGTTTCTGTTCAACATCTGTTTGATTCTTACCAGATATCATTGACGCTAGGCGCATAGCCATAGTATGTGCATTGGTATCAGCGGAGATGTAAAGAGTTGGAACATTTGTTTTTAATGCAAGTGCTAGAGCAAGTGTTGATTTACCTGCACCTGGAGCACCTGCAAACATAGAAACTTCTGAACGCCTAATTATAATCTTGGACGCTTCAAATGATTTAAAACAACTAGGTAGAGGTTCCCCACCGATAGAGGCTCTACCTACAGACCTGACAAGTGTACGCATCTATCCCCCTACCTATTTGTTAAAATGGAAATTCTTGGTCTGTTAATTTACTGGCTTGCATTGGTCCGCGCCCTGAGGCATCGGACACACCCACATTGCGTAAGGATTTCCCGTCTTGCTTGAGATTCCCGACTTGTACTTCCTTGCTCCATGCTGGCACGTTGGTGCTGATGTAGCGGATGGAGCCGATGCCTGGGGTGGTGTTGAGGACTGTGGAGGCTTTGTGCTTGTAGTGGTAGTCGGCGTCGATAAAGGGGCGGCATTACTCGCTCCCACCACCAACTTTCCTACGGCAGCAATTTGAGTTGAGTAATCCCCAATGCCCTCTAATAACACACTTAATTCATCAGCAGTGTTTGCTCTGATATTAATCATATCTCCATTAGGAGTTTTATATGATACTTGTAACTTCCATTCTTCTGCCATTTATCCTTCTTTCTTTGTAGAGAACTGACAATGAGCGGTTAATCCGCACATGTACTGACAAGAGTTTGTGTTGGGCAAAAATATTCCTGCCTTCCTAGCCTTGTCAAAACCTTTAATCAGGAACTCCATCTTATCATATGTATATCCTGAAAGGTCAACCATCTCTACAGTATTGCTACCTCGAGACATGTAGTAATTTCCCCAGTTCACTTCTATACCAAAAGTTTCTTCTAAACCAAGTTTATAAAAACCTAGTTGCAAAGTACTGGTGGGCGTGTTCTTTGATGTTTTGAGGTCAACAATTACTAGTTGCCCATTGACTTCAAAAACTCTGTCTATAACCATCTTAACTGGAACATCAGCAACTACTGGTATTAGTTCCAATTCTATTGCTGGACGACCATCAGGTGCTGTCCATATTTTCCAATTGGTATTCTGTTTACGCCAAGCAATGTATTGCTCAACCCACACTGGTCCTGATGTTTGCCAAAAACTTATATCTTCTTTGTTTGGATTAATCTTAGTGGCTTTACCACCTACACGAGCATTGGTTAAGTCAATACCTTCAGACTCTTTTGCCCAGGCCTTGTCCCATAAAGATTGGCTCATAGATTTTCCCTATCATACATTTCTGTAGCAAGGTGAAATGCTGAACCACCAACAGACCATACAGATGGCTCTTCTTGTTTTTCTAATAATCTACCAAGATAGTATTGATATCCACAAGTCAGATAAGTGCTAAAAGCACTATAAGACATATGTTCTGGTAGTGTATATTCTTCGAGTTTTATTGTCATAAGATAATTATACCTTAGGTAAACGTTTAGTGTTGTATCGTTAAAATCATCGGTACAACAAAGACCCATTGGTATGTGTATAATTGATATTAATATAATATATAATAAGACCCCGAAGGGGTCTATAATATAATATATAATTAATTATATATCGAAGGAGTACTATGTCAGAAATCGTTAATAATACCTTTTGGGCAGTATTTTATGGGTCTACTTTAGGAACCCTAACCGTATACCTAATTACATCCCTACTGGACGAGTACAGAAACAACAAACATCGCAAGGAAATTGAACTCCTAATGGAGGAGTGGGAAGACCTAGAAGACTAGCAAAACACGAGAATAAACGACAAAAGACCCCCCTTCCTAGTATCTCTACTGGGTCGGGGGGTTTTCGTGTCTAAAAACGGCCTTTAAAGGCTAATTAGGGGTATTTATTTGGCTCCTATGCCGTACTCTTTTTCGGTCTTATCTGCCCATTTAGCCAATGGTGCGGCTACTGAACCGATTAGGATTGCATATTCTGGCGTAAGGTCAGCAGCCAGTGCTAGTCCCATTGTTACTGCCGATGCTAATACAGCACGGACATAAGACTTAAATGCAGCCTTAGTCTTCTTGCTCTTTAACTTAGCAATTAAATCTTTCATTTGTTCTCCTTCTTCGGTAAAGGCTTTGTTGCCGCTACCACTTTGTTTATTGTTGTTGCTTTTCCCAACCAAGAAAACCAAGGTGATGTATCATTACCGCAGTTATCTTTGATGGAAATATGTAGATGTTTATTATGTTGATTTACTCCGGTATATCTGGCTTCGCCATTCTTGGCTGACCAAATCTTACCTTGAAATATTAGATACTTAACTCTTGAATCTGACTGCAACTTATCATAGATTTCAAAGCAGTCAATACCATTCTTAGGGTCATGAGTTAAGTCTACTGCATACCCTGTATTATGGTCTGAGTTAGGACTGGATTTCAGATGAGCAGCAGATGGTAGCAGACCATCGCTGGCTTTCTTGCGCTTCGGTCTTAACGCCGTCGCTTGACGGAGAACAGCAATTGCAGCAGGCGTGGCTCTCTTGGCAACAGTTGTCATTTACTTTTTCCTTATCCATACTTGCCATCCCATACGTAATATATCTATATCTGATTTATGTTTTAATAGCCAAGCATTTATTGCTGGCTTAGGATTCTTATCTGTACCATCTGGATGGTCCCACTCATAATCATCAAATGCCATAATACCGCCAGGCTTTAATAAGTCCCAGGATAGGTTGGCATCTAAGGTAACTGATTCCGGTAGATGGTCACCATCAATGTAGATAAAGTCATACTTAACATCTCTATGTTCTTTTAGCCAGTCACCACTAAATGCTTTATGTGAGGCTACCTTCTTAGCATAAGGCTTTATCTGCTCCTTATATGCTTCTTGTATATCATCCCAGTCATAGACTGACTCGTGTGGTAGGTTGCCACACCAAGGGTCTACATCTACAAGTAATGATGTTTGGTCTGTAAGAATATTTTCTAGTAACCATACAGATGCGTTGCCAGTAAAGACACCTATCTGTAAGAACTTAAGATTCTTTTTACCCTTGAATTCTGCTAGTCCATTCTCAAAGTCTTGGACTGTGTTATTGTCGTAAAACCATTTTGGAAAGTTATCTGCTTTCATCCCCATTACTTTCTACTTTTGTATTAAGATTTCGTAGAGGGTATCTACCTTTTGTTCTAACCTATTGACCTGGTCTTTTACACTTGAGCCACCATTAGGGCGAAGTTCAGATAGATAGTGTTTAACTAAGTGTCTAACTCCAACTGCTAGTGCTCCGATTAAAGTGGTCAAGGCAACTGCAAATGCAGCCCAGTCGTTAGGTGTCATAAGTATTATACCGTTCTGATAGTTATCTCAATTACGCCGCCAAAACCATCAAACCTTTTGTCTGGTGGAGTCATACGGGTAAACGAGATTTGTTCAACAACTACCTGACGACTTTCGCCAGTAGTAAGGTCCTGCCAGGTAACAACGTCGCCATTCTCTTCAACTCCTTCTAGTAGTTGTAGTCGTGCTAGTGCTTTACCTTCATAGCCAGATACCACATTGTATCTATCTGTTTCAATGTCAAAACAATAAACAGGAAATCTCATAACTCTTTGACGAGGTGTAGCAATAGTAGCCTTTGCTTGA